TCTAACACCTGTATTTATTTGACCGCCTACTCCGAAGGTAACGTCAGTAGGTGTGCCATCGTAACTACCACTTGCATCAGAAGCATCGTAATCAAGATTGTATAATGCAACACCACTTGAATCGCCAAATGGGTCTGCGGAATCAGTAGTACAAGCTGCTACCCCTCCTGTGTTTATTAATCTTTTGCCTAAAGCCATATTTATTCTATTTCATCAGATGGTGGGAAAAATTGTACTTTGTATTGCAATGCAGTCTTGTAAGACTTCTTGGCATTTACTTCTGCTTCTAACCTATCGGCTTCTGCTAAAATACCTGCTCTCTCCGTTGCAACATCGGCATCAATATCTATATCCCTTTCTGATTTTCTTATAACTTGCCAGTCTGTAGGTTGTAGTAACTTACCTGCTTTAGACTTAATCTCTGCAATCTTACTCGCTTTGATGTCGGCTATCTTATACCTCTTTTCGGTTTCGCCTGTCGGCTCTCCATCCTCTCCGATAACATCCACCTCTTGACTAAAGTCTATATCAGTAACATCATAGGTTACTATCTTCTTATCCTCGTCAAAGTACAATCCACCCTTAGTTTGTATCTGTGGGTCAAAACTTGGCTTTACTACATCGTAAATACCAATAGCTTCAAGTTCTTCTTTTGATAGGTTGTTAGCACCTCCTAAAATGTGTTTTGTAGGGGTTTTAAGTGAGTTGGGTAAACTCTTGTATATGTTTACTATTCTACCGTTTTCTACTGCTGCTTTCATAATTATATACTTTGTGAGATTGATAGGAAAAATGTGTTAGCGGCAGTACAGACAACTTGAATAAAGTTAACTGCACCTGACGTATTGCTATACTCCCCAGCGACAGTTGTAGCTGTCAATCCACTATTAAGTGTCAATCCAGACGTTCCTCCTGAATCTGTTATGATAATGTCTTTCACATCGCCTATTGAGGCGTTTGTGAAATTCAATTCAATAGATATACTTGAGGTTATTGTAAATACCGCTGCGGCATCAAAATCTAAACTTACCGTTGATGCGGGCGAAACAGCAGAAGATCCTCTTAAGCTGTCTCCAGTCCCACTCTGACCGTAAATGTCAGTAGTCATATTATTAACCTTAATAAAGGCGGCTCTGAGCGTATCCCCAGTTCCATCGTCAGGGGCTGACCCAACTCCTATTGTTTCTCGTGCCATAATTGTATTTTATTATATTAATGTTTGATCTGCTGTTATTAGTATTGTGTCTACTTTATACGCTGTACTATCTACCGATAATTCAAGTACATCTGATATCCAACAAGTAGGAGCTGAAGGGATATAAATAGCATCCGTTGTGTCATCTACATCTCCCCACCAGGAAAAACAATATATTCTACCCCAATTTATCCCGTTAGCCATATTACTTTTTTGTTCTTTTTAGATAGTTAGTCAATTTTATTATGTTAGCCACTTTAGGCTTATATGTCTTAATTAAATTACCCATCCGCCATACGTTGGGTCTTTATCTGGATACATACCAGTATCCTGCGCTCCGGTATACTCCGGATAATCCTGGCTCTTCTCATCTATGAAATCAAAGAACCGATTCACATAAAAGTCAGCAAAGTCTTTTGCCCTCGCTGTTAACGAATCAAGCTCACTCTTTGTAAGAGTATCACTAGATTCAGTAGTATGTTTAAATATACCTCCGTTGCTGATTTGATAAGCAGCAAAAGGAATATAGCTATATTGACTATACCAAATAAGCATAGGTTTAATATGACTATTCAGTAATGTCTTGTATGCAGCATTGGCGGCATCGTCAAGAGTGCCGCCAGTGATCAAACCTTGTAATTTCTCGTATAACTTAGTACCTAAGAAGTTCTGTATGTGAATATCTTGGGCCACCTCAACAAATTGAATCAGTTTATCCGTGTCTAAAGCTCCATCTATAATAGATTTACGCTTCAGCTCTGTCATCGTTATAAATAATGCCTTACTCATCTTCTTCAGTAGGTTTTTCCTCGACAACAGGCTCAGAAACGCTCTCAGAAGCCTCCTGCTGAACGATTTCCTCTTCTTGGACATCTTCTACCGCAGAAAGCTTTTCTCCCGTCTCTTCTTCTCTCTTAATCTTAGTTGCTATGTTGTCTAGTTCTGTAAATTCGATTGGTTGTAGGGTAACAAAGTATAAATCCAAAGAAATGTTGTTATACAACAGCAATTCTTTGAATGAGTCTAGTAACATCTGTTGAAATGGCCTAATAACCATATTGTCCATCAAAATAGACGCTGTTCTAAGCTCTTCAGCGTTATTTCCGAACCCAGTGTTATCTTTTATACCTAAAAGGATAGGCGAAACGACTCCGTGGCCTATCATTATCTTTTCTCGGCTTTCTTTTGCTAAAAACTCGTATTGAGCGTGTGCATCCGGAAGATTTATTGGGTCTATGTTAGATTGGTTCTCTGAACCATCATTAAAAGCCAAAATAAACCGTCCTGCGTTGCTAGTACCGCTAAATTTATCGTAAATCTTGCGCTCAATCAATTCTTGGACCTCTTCATTAGGTATTCCATTGTTAAAATTGATCAACATACTTGGCTGAAGGCCATTTTGTATGTTTGACAAGTGATAATTACTCACTTCTTCCTCCAAAGTAGCATATTGAAGACATCCTTGGTAATCTACTGGTGAGTAATAATAAAAACCAGCCTTGTAAGGCTTAATGATATATAATTCAATCCTCTGAGACCTCGTGCCATTGCGATAAGTAGGGATTCTCTTAGGTTTGTCACTAGGTTTAATGTTTTTCCAGTCGCTGTGATAATAATACGCTTCTATTTTACCGTTTTTGGCCTTCTCAGCACGCAATGTTTCCATTGGGAAGTGATATAAGCCTGCTATTTCTTTCTTTCTATTCTTATAAACCACTTGAATGGCCGCTTGGCCAAGCATCTTGTAGTCTGTTACTATTTTTCTTACGTCTTTGGCATTCAAAATGTTCTTCATTTGAGCAAACATCTGAGGTTTCTCCTTAGAATCAGTAGCATCAAGCCCTCTACCATAGATCATATCTGAAATACCATTGATACACCTACTGTTTGTTGGACTACCTAGATACCTTTCGATTAAATCCCCAAAATAGTTGTTATCTTCACCATACTCGACATAAGCATTTCTACTTTTCTCGACTATTTTAGGTACTTCATACCCGGCAAGATTTACTACTTTTACATTTTTCATACCATTATATATTGTTGACCACTATCACCAGAATCACTCTCTGTATACTTTCCGTCATTTATGGTGTATACTGAGTTCGACAAATATGAGTCGGTGCAATAAGCTTTGTCCCTAAAAAGCAGGGTTGAGCCATTGAATATCTCATAATTGTAAATACTGTTATCTGATAGAATACTGAAAGTGCAGCTAAGGTCAATAAAGTTACCATTGACAGTAGAAGACAAACCAGTCAAAGTCTCTGACTTATTGGTTCCATCTTCTGTTATCTTAAGAGATAACCCAGTCTGAGCTGTGTTAACCCTAGGCAAAACTTTTATTGTTTGAGCATCAGTACTCGGAAGTAGTCTTATCATACTAATATAACTAAAAAAAGGGTTGAGTGTTTTATATAAAAAAAGGGGCCATATAGGCCCCTCTCTATCACCAGGTATAAACCTATGCTGGATCTCTCTGAGTAGTTTCAGTAGCAGTAGCTGAAGACATTCCCGCAAAAGGGTCTGCATCAGTTGCTCCATCTACAAAATTAGGTAGAGTTGTCTCGTTGGCTGTTAAAGTCAACGTATATCCATTTAGATCTCCCATCGCTGTCCCGGTAACAGCAGTACCTCCAGTAACTTCTGCTCCGTGTTCTCTTCCAACCAATAGAACTTTATTGTCGAATGTCTGTACGAAAACGTGAGGTCTCCCGTAAGTCATAAGCTTAAGCTCTTTGTTGTCTTCCTTAGTCATCTTATGAAGAGTAAGGTTTGTCACTTGCTCAAAGAATGTCGTTCCATTCTCAATAGAGCTGTTTATATTTGATTCCAGAGAAGAATTACCCTTGACATCATAAGTGCTATAGCTAAAAGTACCACTCATATCTGTGATTTCATCATTTGATCCAACCGTTACAGTCCCTAGATCGCCAAAATCAACAAAATGCACTTTTACTACGCCACCTACAGCATCTTTACACGGTTTTTTCCTTCCCCCGGTTAAATCACAAGCCATATTTTTATAGTATTAAAAAAGGGTAGGCAGGCTCAAGGCTCACCTACCCTCTTATATTAAACAATTATTCTTATGCGTACAATACGATGTCTCCGCCAATAGCGTGCTGGATTCCAGCAGTAAATCTGACAACGACTCTTACGTTCTGGCTTCCATCAATGTCAGCCATATCGATAACTTTGACCTCGTTAGAATCAGACAATAGACCAGTTCCAAAGAACAAGTTTGATTTCTCAGCAGCTACCATTTTGTCGCTACCCATTCCGCTTGCAAGCTCTACGTTGATGCCATCAAAAGTTAAAGCACCTCCGTTGAACCACTGAGTTCCTTTAGAATCTGTACCAGCAGCACCTACGTTGCTAGCAAATCCACCCAAAGCTCTTACATAAGCTCTGTATACATTAGGAGCAGCATAGATAGTCAAATCTTCAGCACCGTAAACAGTAGAAGGAATAGCATCTACTACAGCTCCGATTTGAGCAATTACGTTAGAAGAAGTAACAGTTGTAGCAGTTACGTCATTAACATCACCGTCAGCACCTAGAGTAGTCTCGAATCCGTCAAACTGACCTTCTGTGGCGTTAGTACCAGACCAGATGTTAGTTTCGATTCTTTGAGCTACTTTAGAAGAAACGTGTGCAAGTAAGAAATCAGAGAAACTAGAAGGTAGGTCAGAATAAGCTGAATACCCCATAGAAATTGCTTCCCAATCGGACACAAAATCCTTCTTACAAAGTTGTAAGTTAACCTGAAATTCTTCTGGTTGAAGAACTCTTTCAGTCAATGTCAAAGTAGACGTAGCAGTAAAGTCGCAAGTGCCATTCTTGACGATATCGTCAGTAGCCACTTTCTTCATTACCTCTTTGTACTTCACATTGGGCTTGATAGTGATCAACTCTTTAGAAAGAGTAGATCCGCTAAGTAAAGCAGCAGAGATATACTTCCCTGCAAACTCACCAGCATAAGTAGTAGTAATTGATGTAGTTGTTGCCATTTTCGTGTTTATTTATTAAATTTACTCATATTGTTCAATACTCGATCCAGGGTAGTTTGAGTTCTTCTTTGAGCGAAAAGATTCATTTCTACTTCTGGCTTTACTTCTGGGCTGTGAACCATAGGCTCAACCTCATTCTCTACAGCGGCTAATTCCTCTTTAGGAACCTCACTGTTATACTTTTCAGAACTAGCTTTTACTTCGTCTACTAGGCTTTCGACCATAGCTTTTAGTTCAGCAAATTCTTCTTTAGTAACGTAAGAAGCTTCTGTGGCTTCTTCCTCAGCTTCTACAGCTTGTTCTTCTTCTAGTTGATCACCTTCAGATAACACAACTTCCTCCCCTTCTGGGGTTTCGTCTACCTTCTCTACCACTTCTTCAGCAGCGGAAAGCTCTTCTTGGGCCACTTCCTGGTCTTCAATCTCTTGAGAACCGAGAAGAACCTCTTTCAGTTTTTCTACAATTTCTGTCGCTTTCATAGTTTAAAATATATTAATATTACCAAATTTAAATACGCTTGTTGTATTTTTAGCTTAAGTCCTCTATAACCCAATAATAACCTTGGTCGTTCCCGTTGCTTATTATTTCTTCGTGAGCAGCATTATTTACTGCGCTACCCGATACGCTAGTGACTGCGCTAAATACCATTTCGTAACTTGTCCAGCTTGACGCATTACCACCATAAGGACTTGCGGGGACTGTTCCTAAAGTATCCGGAGTCACATAACTAAACGTGTTGTTTATCCCACTATCTGTTTCAAACTTAACAATTAAGCTATCAGATGGGCTGTAGAATGAAACTCTTGTATCTCTAAAAGCAAAGGTACTTCCTGGAGTAGTTGTTTGGCCTCTTATTTCTGTTCCTAATTGATTAGACAACGCTACAGCATTAAGCCTGCTCGTTTCGGGGTCATTGCCATATATACTAAATGCGTAAGTACTCGTACTTGTGTTTGCTATAGGCTCTACAGAGACATAGTTTCCAGCCGCTGGTGTTATTTGACTGAAATAGAATGCAGGTTGTTGTGTTGCTACAACCGTACAAGATAAAGTTGCTCCAGCATTAGTATATCCAGAAGGTACAGTTATATTCACCGTCAGAGTCCTGTTGGTCTCTGAGGTGACAGTACTAAAGCTAGAAGGCGATGTACTACTAATTGTTCCTATATCTACAGTTGGTGTTACATAATTACCACTAGCATAAACACTAAATCCTGAGATGGTAACCTCACTACATTCAAGAACATTATAAGGAGGTTGAGTGGCTGTAGTTGTACAGGCTAATGTGCTGCCTGCGTTGAAATATCCCGATGGCACAGTAATATCTAGGTTTAGCGTCCTAACCGTATCTACAGATACGGTAGCGTAAGATGAGGGACTGCTCGAAGAGATAGTTCCTATGTCTAATGTGGGCAATGTTATTGCTCCGTTTTCATCTACAGCAAATCCACTTATGGTTATGTCTGAACACGCTAAAGTGGGAGTTAATGGCTGCGTGGCTGTTGTAGTACAATTAAGCGTAGCTCCGGAGTTGAAGTACCCAGAAGGAACTGTAATATCTACATTCAGAGTTCTTACAGTATTCACGTCCACTATTGAAAATGAAGCGGGGCTTGTACTAGATATTGTACCTATATCAGCAGTAGGGAGCGTAATAGTACCGTTCTGAGCCACTGCAAAACCAGATAAAGTTATATCGCTACAAGAAAGTGTAGGCGTAGCTGGTTGAGTGGCTGTGGTTGTACATTGTATTGTTTTTTCTGCATTGCTGTATCCACCAGGAACCAATATAGAAACTGTTAAGGTTCTTTCAGTAGAAGTATCAACAGCATCAAAAGATGCTGGTGTTGTAGCGGTTATAGTTCCTATGTCTGTGGTAGGTAATGTGATTATGCCATCTGTTGCCACACTAAACCCACTTAAGGTTAAGTTTTGACAACCCAAAGAGGGGGCATATATACTTCCAATCCCTTGGTTAATCAATTCACCATCACAACACTTCCTTGAGTATGTTCTGCCATCTTTACATAAGCAGGCTCTTCTAGAGCCTCTTGGACTTGAATAACTTCCTCTTTTGCTTCTCATTAGCTTAAACTACCGTTTTGTGTTCTTTGTATAAAGTATATGATATCCCAAACAGAAGAACCATTTCCGATTGACGTTATCTTTAACTGCACACCATCTTGTACAAATGTGGAATCTGTGTAATATTGCATCACCATACTTTCTTTATGCTCGACATCGTTTCCCTTGGGAAACGCTAAAGTTCCAGATACTCTTGATATTTGACCGGATCCCTCCAGGTTATACTCTAAGTAAGTTTGATTTGCATTTGGTGCTGATGCTTTAAACGCTAGGGTAAATATGTATACGTCATTTTCATTTACCCCTAATATCTTCTGTGTTGAAGAGTCATAAAACGCAATGCTTGAATGGCTTCTAACAATGTTACCAGCATTATTTGGAACAACAACTTCTGTATCTTGAGTTAACGACAGCTTGTTGGAAGACGTATATACTGTGTCATCATATCTAGCCCAACCTAATTGCGTGGTTCCTCCTTGAGGATACACCACTACATTAGATCCATTATGGCCCATATAAAGCGCATCAGTAGTATGCAACATTGCACCATTTTCAATATTCACATTATCTACCTCAGACTGATCTGTGTGATGAACGTGAACTTTATATGATGTATTTTTAGTTGTGGCCATTACTTGCTAGACTTCGGATGTTTCTTTGGTAATAAATCGTAATCTGTTGTATACTTTGCATTCTCTGGTCTGCCATTTTTAATCAAGTATAAAAAGGCATTAGTGCGTGCAAAAGCCCACTGAGAAGCTGACTTAACATTAGGGCTATGGCTTGTGTTAAAAGCTCCAAGCCCACGCTGAAAAACAGAGGCAAGCATACCAACAGTGACACCATAACCCAATTTTTCTTTATATTTCTTATTAAATTCATCTGCTTTCTTTTGAAGTGTTGCTCTGTCTTTTGCAGAGACTTTAGCTCCGGTTTTTCCCGAAGCATCACCTTTGGCTGTACCCTTGCCCTTTGGGCTAGGGTTAGGTGTATCGGACTTAGGGGCTTTAGGGCTTTTTCTAACCCCTCCCTTTGGTCCAATCTCGGCCATATTGTGTTTCTCACAAGGCATATACCAAGTATCGCCTTCGTAGTCGTGGGTGTGATATCCTTCACACCCTATATCTCTAGCTGCTTCTTGTGCCTCTTCTATTGTAGAGTATGCAGCTCTTCCGTCTATAATTGTTGCAGAAGCTTCTATTGCGTTTAATCCCTTGAGTTTAGAAGTAACCCAAGTTAGCATACTTTTGCCTCCCCATAGTAAATAAGAAATGGTTCCGCAAGCTTCTGTGTTGCCAGAGTCGTAATATGTTTCTGCTCTAGATAAATAACTGTAGATCCTCTTGAGAGTAGGTAATGTAAATTTAGTACTTCCCTTTGCGATTTGTTGTCCTCTAACTTTTCCCACCTGGGTAGCACAACGATTTCCAACTTTCTCATTTAGTTCTATACCTCTTTTAGCATTGTTGACAGCAGACTTTGGATATCCTCCATAAGATTCTAGATCTACCTCCTCAGAAAGTTCTGAGAGGGCCTCTAACAGTTCGTATTCTGCATTTAGTTCCTCAACGCATTCATCACAAAAAGACTCTGGTAAAGTGTCCTGAGGACCCTCATCAGCGTTATCTGCAAAGTAGCCTTCAATAGAGAATCCGTGGACCTCTCCATCTTTAACCTTTTTCCAGACATCATCATTATATACCTTCATAGAAACCATCCAAGTTCCTACCGGTACATCAAATCCATATTTTCTAGACTTGTCTTTCTTCTCATCCTCTACCAGCCAGCTTTCTACCACGGTCATACCATCAAGCTTTTCATTATGCTCTAGTGTAGAATTTGATTGATAGCCTCTCTTAAGGAAAAGCTCTGAAGCTTTTCTTACAGTATCTACAGAGAAATAAATGTAGTAATCTCCGTCTTCTCCCCTTCTTAATATTTTCTTATTGGGGACCAAAGCTGCTCCCATCAGTATACGCTTTTCACCGTCTACTTCAGCAAGCATAACTGGCTCTTTCTTGAGCGCAATGAAGTCTTCTTCTATAGCTGGGTTTTCTACTACCGAGATAGCTTCTATCCCACTAAATTCGTTTTCCTCGTCTATAATGAGTTCTATTACTTTCTCCATACTATTATAACTGTTTATTTTGACTATTGTTTTATTATCCTATAGAGGCTTGTTGTATCCTAGCGTTTTCTAATTGTTGTGCGTTTGTTATATCACTCTCTACAACATAAGCCCTCAAGGGTTCTTGTCTAGCAGTAGCGATACTCCTTCCTATTTGATCTATATTAGACTGCCCTACTACGTTGAATATTGGGGCTTGATTTCTAGCAGCCGTGCCATCGCTAGATTCAGATGCCTCTCCGCTCTCATCCACAGATAGTATATTCTTTACGTTCGCAAGACCAGTAGCAATTATAGCTGTCATAGCAGCAAATCTTTCATAAGGCCTACCAGTAAAGTAAGGGTCTTTTAAAACTGCATTTCCAGCAGAATAAGCGTCTATAGTAGCAGTAGCAACAGCAAAAGCTTTGCCAGCGGCTGTTCTTTCACCAAACAATCCAGCTAAAGCATCTGTAGCAGCAGCAAAATGATCAAGCCTTTCAGCATCAATTAAAGCTAATCTAAAATTGATTTCCTCCATACTTAACGTATGCTTCTTCGCTCCTAATTCTATGGCTTTATAACCCTTTAATATTTCTTCTGCATATAACTGCGATCCTGTTTTTTCTTTTTCTATAAATTCATTAGAATAAAGGAGTCCCTCTACACCCCCAGGCCTGCCAACCCCCTCTTCTAACTCTCGTTTATTAGCCTCTCGTATTTTAGCTACTAACCTATCTCTTCTAATTAGTAATTTAAAATTAGTATCTTCAGCAGATATTAATTGTTTTGATAAGTTAAGTCTTTCCTCATCAGTTAATGTTTCATCGTTCTTACTTTCTAACTTTTCTTTTATAATATTATTCAATGATATCTCAGCATCAACTAATTCTAAAGATTTAGGTAATTGTTCCTCTCCAACAAGCCTAGCTTCCTCTCTTCTTAATTCTTGTATTTGTTTAAATCGCTCTCCTATATTTTCAAGAGTCCCCTCTTGTTTGCCTAGTGCTGCGTCTAACTGAGCTATTAATTTCCCAACATCCCTACCTAAAACTTCTTCTTCTAACGACTCTAATAATTCTAATGCCCTTAATTCCTCTCTGACACTCTTAACCGATAAAGCAAAATTTCTAGTTGATTCAGCAGCATCATCAACCTTATCTTTAAAGAATGGTATTTTATCATTAGCAATAGCGTCAAAAAGAGCTATAACAGATTGGAATGCTAAAATTAAACCTAAAGGACCTTTTAGTTGATTAAGCAGTAGATTTAATGCGGATTTAACACCACCAAGGCTCTTACCTCCATCGTCAGATTTAGCAACTAGGGTTACAAATAAAGAGGATAATTGAGAGAGGTTGTTTGCTACACCTCGAATACCAAAAGGTAAATCAGATATAGTCCTACCAAGTTCAGTAAGTGTAGCTCCTGCAAGTCCCGCATTTGAAACCAGAGGGTCTATACCATTTCCTAACTTGCCCATTTCATCAGAGCTTTCTTTTAGCTTCTTTGTGGTAGCGGAAACAGCCTTATCAAGACTGACAAATGATTTAGTTATACCATCCACCTTTACCTTACCAGCATCATTTATCTCAAATATGAATGATATTTTATTTGTTGCCATATCTTCTTCTCTTAATTGTTTCTCTCATTTCTTTAAATGTTTCTGGAGCCTTATGACTGCCCTTTGCAAACTGAATTAATTTGTTCGCATCATAATAGTCCATAAGCTGTAATCCCTCTATAACTTGCTTTATCATAATTTACTCTGTTATTGACTGACTTAGGTCTGCTGTTATCACTGTATTATCCACTGTCAAGCCATCAAATGAAACATTATAAGACAAATCTTTTTTGTTGTCTATAAACAATTCGTCTTTAGTTTTATCTAATAACTCAAATTGTGTTTTATTTAATAACTCAAAAATGGTCTTCCCACTAAGAAGATCAGTAGTCATCTTGTTTATTGTATACTCTGTTCCAAAAATTACTATTGTGTCATTTAAAGCAATCTCTCTTATTTTCTGCTCTGGCAGAACGGCATTCATTTTATACAATCTCCTTCTCGGATCAAAAACATTTATTATGTAATTATCATAATGAGTTTTATATAGCGTTTGAGGAAATGGTACTCCAGCATATTCATTCTTCTCTGCGTGAAAATTTATGTTTGGAGTTGGGTCTGTGTCTGACTGTAATGAGATATAGGTAGGAGTTAATGCTACACTATTTGAAGGAACATAATAGCTTGCTAAAGTAGAGGACGTAGCTCCAGTCACAACCTCAATAGAATTTAATCCGGATTGTCTAATTGGGTAAAACAATAATGGTTTACCAACAATACTGTTCTGATCATCATCTACACTGTAACCCCACTGAATAGAAGTCTGCCCCGCAGGATTAGTGTGATCATCTCGATCCCAAAGTCTGTTAAATTTGTGGTGTTCAAAAGGAACCAAAACCTCATATTTACTTCCTATATTTAATAGATTGTCTCCTTCAGAGGTACTATTTGGATAGTACTCAGTCCCCCAAGTGTTCCCGCCAAGCTGTTCGTGTTGAGATGCAAATATAGATTCTAATCCTTCGTATTTAAATTCCACCTCAGAGAAAGGTAAAGCTGATTCTACTGTAGATTCTGTAGTATCTATATACTTTGTTATCTCTCTTTTACTTCCTTGACTATAGAAAGTGTCTAGCGGAATAACCTTCATTTGCCCAGAAGCTCCTTCCGTAACAGTTAAATTAAACATTTTAAACAGCCCAGCAAGAAAGTCTATTACCTTAATTTTATTAGGCATTAGAGTTGTCGCATCAAACTCAAAAGAAGAATCTAACGTCAATGTTCCAGTATAGCTAACAACTCTAGTTGCTGTAAAAACACCAAACAAGCTTATGTCTGCGGGTTTGTTTTTCTTTAGCTTAAAGTCAAGATCAAACCTCCCAGAAGCTGTAGTTTCAATGTAAAAGGTGTATAGCCCGTCTGGTAAGGCTTCTCTTGCTTCTCCAGCAGCATCATTACCCATCATATTTAGAGGGTGAGAATCTCCCTCTAAATCATCATACCTTTTATATTCCTGTCCATCCTTTTTAAGTACAAAATTGTATATAACAGAAGCTGACGGTGCAGTTATTCTAGCATCAAGATAAAACTGGATATCATCATTTCCACCATTAGATATGAATTGGTAGTTAGTAGGATTACTTACTACATATCCTGGCGTAGACTCTTTCATTCCAGCTTCATCACTTCCAGATGGAGTGCTAAAACTGGTTATTTGCCTTTGTGGCAAATCAACAGTTATTTGACCTTTCTCCCTATTTAACCATAAAAACAAATCAGCATAAGCTGGGTTTTTTAGTAGGGTGTAAGTATTAAAGCCATACTGTTTAGTTTCTGTCCCTAAAGTAAAGAAGTCATCACTGAATGATATATTAGAGTATTCCTCTTCTATAGCCTTTATGATAGTATGTATTCTAAGTGCTGGTTTTAAGTCTCTATAATTAACGCCAAATCTTTTAGTAACACCATCAATAACAACATCACCGTGAGGATATAGGTTATATTCCTTAGTGTTATCTACAGAATCATAAACCAGTCTCTCTGTTGAGGTGATGAGTGGGAATAATAAGCTGTCATCATAAGTGGTGGCACCAATCGTAACATCAGCAGCATCATTCATCATTGTTGTTACGTTGTTTGCTGTATATGGTATCTTAACCTTCTGAAGAGGGACTAAAGTATCTAGTGTTTTATCGCCTAATGTT